GTCACCCATTACGTCGGCTCGAAGAAGCCGAAGCCCGGCAAGAAGATCGTCAAGCCGGGCAAGAAGAAATCTCGCTGACGCGAGTATCGCCGGCACCCCGCCACGAGCGGCCCGGCAACACCGAACTGAACCAATAGCAGAAGTCTAGCCCTGCAACGCGAGTGGAGCCCCTTCGGGCACCGCTCCGATCTCGCACGCGCAGACACCCGACGACTGAAGCGCCCCTCAACCTAATCAGAGGAGTGCTACAGATGGCACTTAATCCTACTCAGATCCTGTACCGGGACGAGTACGTTGCTTCCTTCGAACAGCGTCAATCCTACCTCCGCGACAGCGTCACGACCGAAGCCATGATCAAGGGCGCCTCGGCCGTGTTCCTCGTCACCGGCAAGGCCGACACCATGAAGGAACGTGGCGTCGATGGCCTCATCCCGGCGGCGTCCGAGATCGACACCCAGGTGACGATCACGCTGAAGGAAATGCATCACCGCGCGACCGCCACTGGCTTCGACATCTTCGGTGGCCAGTCCGATCGCCGTCGCATCCTTCAGGAGCGCGGCATGAAGGCTGCCAACAAGGAGATGGACGACACCATCCTGACGGCGCTGAACGCCACGACGACCAACTACAACTCGGGCAGCGCCATCACGCTGTCCTATGCGAAGCTGGTCGATATCATCTCGGATCTCTACGAGAGCGAGGTGGACAACGACGGCATGATCACCTGCGTGTGGTCGCCGAAGACCTACGCCCGCATCCTGACCTTCGCCCAGGCGACCTCGGTTGACTATGTCAACTCGAAGCCGCTGGTTGACAGCTATCAGGCTCCGTTCCGCTTCCTGGGCGCGATGCACATCATGCATCCGCGTGTTCCGGGTGTCGGTACGTCTTCCGCGAAGAACTACGTCTATCACAAGGCCGCCATCGGCCACGCGATCGACACCGGTTCCATCAAGGTGGACGTGGGCTACAACGGCGAGCATGACTACAGCTATGCCCGTCATTCCATCTATCACGGCGCCAAGATCCTCCAGAACGCTGGTGTGATCGAGGTCACGACCGATGATACGGCCTCGTTCTAACAAGGAGTGATCTCTAATGGCATATGTACCTGCCGAACTGCGCCTCATGGTTCCGTCCATGAAGGCTGACAGCCCGCAGCTCTGGTCTCTCCAGGGCACGGACGCTGTAACCGATGTGGATGCTGCAAACTTCATCACCGACGCTCTGACGCGCGGCATGAGGAAGGGCGACATCATCCTCTACACCAAGTGGGACAACATCAGCACCAAGGCGACCTGTCAGGGTCACCACATCTTCTCGGTGCTGACCGTTGCCTCCACCGGCGCCAACCTGTCGGATGGCACCGCCGTGACGGCGACCAACTCCGACTAACGACCTTGAGAGGGGGCCAATCCCGGCCCCCTCTTTTTCTCACGAGGAATAGATGAAGGCTCTCAAACCGACCGCGATGGATCACAGCCATTATGTGCGGATCCACATGACTGCCACGGTTCCCGCCGGCACGACGCTGGATGATGTGACCGCGCCGACCTACTGGGCGAACCTCGCCTACCGGCTGAAGCCGAACGCCATCATCGAGGTGATCTCCGAGGACAATGCCCTCGACTGCGATCTCCGGGTGATGGAGGTCGGGCCCACCTTCGCGAAGGTGCGGGTGATCCGCCACTACGTCGAGGCGGTTGCTGCCAAGCGCGCAGCCCCGAAGGAAATGCCCGCAGATCTCGTCGTCGATTACGGCGGCAAGCAGGACCGCTGGCGCGTCGTCCACAAGGGCGAGGTGATCAAGGCGGGGCTTGGCACCGAAGCCGAGGCCAACAAGGCCGCAGAGGAATACCGCAGCAAGATTGCTGCCTGATGAAAGGGTGAGGCCGCCATGCCGAGCAAGTTGGGCCTGTATAATGATGCGCTCCGCGCCATCGGCGACCTTCGCCTTTCCTCGCTCACCGAGGACACCGAGGCGCGCTATGTCCTCGACGACGCCTGGGACGATGCCGTCGAGTTCATGTTCTCGGAGGGCTTGTGGAACTTCGCCACCAAGACCCAGCTGATCACGGCCGACGCCGGCCAGCCGCCGATCCCCGGCTTCAGCTTCACCTTCGACAAGCCGCTGAACTGGGTCCGCACCATCACCATCTCGGCGAACAGCCTGTTCACCGAGGAGGCGATGTACCGAGACGAGGGTGACAGGATCTACTCGAACTGGGAAGAGCTCTACATCCGGTTCATCAGCAAGGAGAAGGCCGTCGATGACCAGATCCCGAACTGGCCTCCGACCTTTGCCAAGGCGGTGGCAGCCTATCTCGCGATGGAATGCGCCGAGCGTCTGTCCGGTAGCGGCTCCAAGGCCGAGGCCCTGATGGCGCAATACAAGGACATCCTGGCGTCTGCGAAGAACAAGGACGCCTTGGACCAGTCCAAGATGATCTTCAAGCCCGGGGCGTGGCTCCGGTCCATGCGCGGCTCATCCGTGCCGCGCGATCGCGGTCCTCTGTCGGGGTACTGATCTAGATGGCACGAGCACAGGTTCCATTCTTCGCCCTCAACGCGGGCGAGGTCGGCAGGACGGCGCTGGCGCGCGTCGATCTCGAGAAGATGCGGCTTGCCGCCGAGAGCATGGTCAACTTCGTGCCGACCGTGCTGGGCCCGATCTCGATGCGTCCGGGGCTGAAGTATTTCGGTTCGACCTACGACGACGAGAAGTGCCGGCTGCTGCCGTTCATCTTCAACGCCTCGACCACGTCGCTGATCGAGATCACGCCTTCGGGCATGCGGGTGCGGACGGCCGACAACCTGATCACCTACCCTGACCACTCGACGGTGCTGACCAATGGCGCCTTCAATGGGATCACCGCAACCTACACCCGCTCGACGACCACTGTGACCGTGACCAGCACCAGCCACGGCATGACGAGCGGCGACGTGATCTATTGCGACTTCACCAGCGGCGGCGCGCTCGACGGTTTCTACACGATCACCGTCACCAACGCGAATGTGTTCACCGTCACCACGGTCGCTTCCGGCACCATCACGACGTCGAACGTGACCTACTATCGCGGCTGGTCGAACCAGTCCACGACGGGTGCTTCCGTATCCTTCGCCAGCGGCCAGCTGGTGCTGTCGAGCACGGAATACTCCTACGCCCGCGCACGGCAGTCGGCGAGCGTTGCCGCCGGCGACCAGGCCAAGCTGCACTGCATCAAGATCGCCGTCGCCCGGGGGCCTGTGATCTTCCGCGTCGGCTCGACGGCGGGCGGGGCTGAGATCATCGGCAACCAGCAGCTGGACGAAGGGACGCACCACATTGCCTTCACGCCGGGCACCGGCACCATCTACATCGAGGTCGAGGCCATCAACGAGGGCCGCGCCAACCGGCTGGTGGACAGTATCGACTTCTACAAGAACGCCGACCTGCTGATCCCGGTGCCGTGGGCGGAAGCCGATCTCAACCTGATCCGGTACGCCCAGTCGGGCTCCGTGATCTTCCTCTCCTGCGATGGCTACCAGCAATACAAGATCGAGCGCCGCGGCGCGAACAGCTGGGGCCTGTCCAAGTACCTGACGAGCGCGGGCCCCTATCTGAGCTACTCTCCCCGCCGCGAGAAGCTGAAGGCGGACGGCACGACCGGCAACGTCACGGTGACCGCGGACCAGCCCTACTTCACCAGCGGCATGGTGGGCGCGATCTTCGAAATGACGCACCCGAAGCAGCAACCGTCCATCGTGTTCACGGGCGAGGACCAGTACAGCGACTGGATCCGCGTGACGGGCGTGAACAATTCCGACCGCGCTTTCCGGCTCAACATAACATTCAACGGCACCGCCGCAGGCACGATTACTCTAGAGCGCGCCTACGGCGTGCCGGAGGGTTGGACATCCTACGCGACCTACACCTCCAACCAGTCCAACGTGCAGATCGACGACAGCCAGGCTTCGGGCACCGCGCCGAACGCGATCGCCTCCTCCAACAACCTCATCGTCTACTACCGTCTCGCCAGCCGCCCCGGCTCGGGCGTCGGCTCCGTCACGGTGACCGCGTCCCTGAACTATTCCGGCGGCACGAAGACGGGTGTCTTCCGCGTCACCGGCTTCACCAGCTCGACCAGCGTGACGGCCGAGGTCGTGAAGCAGCTCGGCGGCACGGACTACACAGAGGACTGGCGCGAGGGCGCATGGTCCGACGCCGCCAGCTGGCCGTCGTCCGTCGCCTTCCACGACGGCCGCATCTGGTGGGCGGGCCTCGACAAGATCTACGGGTCCGTCAGTGACGACTTCTACAATTACGACCCGAACACTGAAGGTGACGCCGGCCCCATCGTCCGGTCGGTTGCCACCGGCCCCGTCGAAGGCATCGGCTGGCTGCTGCCGCTCCAGCGCCTGCTTGTGGGCACGGCATCGGCCGAGGTGTCGATCCGGTCG